TTGTTCTTGATCAACTGTGATGCTGCGGCTACTGATGCATCTATTCATGCCAACGCGAACTTTGCGACTGCTACCTCTGGCGATGCGACCACGGGTATCTCCACTGGCGAGCTGGCTGTCAGCACGGTGAACACCACCAACACGCTGAACTTGCGTATCGTTGGTTTTGAGGATAGCCCCTCAAATGCTGATACGACTGCTGCCGGTATGTTGGCCATCGTTCTTCTCAACAATCACTTTTACCGTTATAATCAGAACGGTCAAGGTGCTGGTATTTAAGGAGATCAGCGATGCCAATTAGCCGTTCACAACTAATGAAAGAGCTTGAGCCTGGTCTCAACGCTCTTTTTGGTCTGGAGTATAACCGCTACGAAGGCGAGTGGAACGAAGTGTTCGATACCGAATCTTCTGACCGTGCCTTTGAAGAAGAGGTGATGCTCTCAGGTTTTGGTCAAGCCCCGGTAAAAGCCGAGGGTGCGGCTGTAACCTTTGACACCGCGAACGAGTCGTTCACGGCTCGTTACACGCACGAAACTATCGCCCTGGCGTTTGCGATTACTGAAGAGGCTGTAGAGGACAACCTTTACGACCGCTTGAGCACTCGCTACACTCGGGCGTTGGCTCGCTCTATGTCGAACACCAAAGAAGTAAAAGGTGCGAACATTTTGAACAATGCGTTCAATAGCAGCTTTACCTTCGGTGACGGCAAAGAGCTTTGTGCTACTGATCACCCGACGCTGGGTGGCGGTAACTTCCGCAACGAGTTGACTGTTGCTGCGGACTTGAATGAAACTTCGCTTGAGCAGAGCATGATTGACATTGCTGCGTTCATTGATGAGCGTGGCCTGTTGGTCGCTGTGCAAGGGCGTAAGTTGATCATTCCGCCGGCACTGCAATTTGTTGCTGAGCGTTTGACCGCTACGCAACTGCGTCCGGGCACTGCGGATAATGATATCAACGCCATGCGCAATATGGGCATGTTGCCGGAAGGTTATGTAATCAACCATTACCTGACCGACACGGATGCGTTCTTCATTAAAACCGACAGCCCGAACGGGTTTAAGCACTTTGAGCGTTCGCCAGTGCGCACCTCTATGGAGGGCGATTTTGACACTGGTAACGTGCGTTACAAAGCGCGTGAGCGTTACAGCTTCGGCGTTAGCGACCCACGTTGCGTGTTCGGTTCGCCGGGCGCGTAAGCACACTAGAGGGGGGCCTTGTGTCCCCCTCTTTTTTTGCCTACACTGAACGTACCCTGACAGCAAACGCTGACACTAGCCACGACAGGAGTATCACATGGCTGTTCATTTCACCGGCCCGGTTCTGTTCGCCGGTAAAAACAACACGAAAAAATGGTTTGAAAATTTGCCGGTAAGTGTAAACCCGGATTACTTGGTTTACATGGATGATTTTACTGGTGTGACGCTTGACTCCACCAACGACTGGACTGTTGTCAAAGATTCCAGCGCTTCTGCGGCGTTGGGTGCTGATGCTGAGAGTGGCACTTTGGTGCTGACTTCAAACGCCACGACTGACAACGATGGTGCCAGCGTGCAAGGTAACGAGATCTTTGCCGTGGCTGCTGGCCGCGACATTTGGTTTGAAACCAAAATCAAAGTCGGCGACAGCGAAGGTAGCGCGATTGATTTGTGCGTTGGCTTGACGGTGAACTTTGCCACCAACCCAGAAGCGATGTTGGCGGCTGCTGACCGCATTGTGTTCCAGGTTGATGATGGTGACACCAACATCGACTGTGTCACTGAAAAAGATGGCACGGCTACAACCACCGACTCGGGCATTGACATCAGCGACGATACCTTTGTAACCCTTGGCTTCCATGTCACGGGCACGGGTAAGGTTGAGTTCTTTGTGAACCGGGCTTTGGTTGCCACGCATACGGACAACATTCCGGACGATGAAAACTTAGCCATCGGCGCTATGGAACTGTCTGGTTCTACTACCGGCACAAAGTCAGCTACAATTGATTACCTGTTCGCTTGCCAAACGCGATAGGAGTGAATAATGGCTGAACGTAAAAGAGCCAGGACAAAGGCAGGGCACTATGTTGCCGATGATCCCAATACGCCTGAGAACGAGGCTTGGGTAGAAGAGAAGCCTGCAAAGAAGGCTAAAAAAGCTGCTGCTGTTGACCTGCCTCCTGTTGGAAGTGCCGCGCGTAAGGCGATGATCTTGCGCGGTGAGCTGAAGGAGTAAGCAATGGCAGATGCAGTCACTTCGCAAACAATCATCGACGGGCAGAAGACGGCTGTTCTAAAATTCACCAACGTGTCTGACGGTTCTGGTGAATCTGCTGTCAAAAAAGTTGATGTGTCTGCCCTAGCTGCACTGCCTGATGGCACTGCATGCTCGGGTGCTACCATTGAAAAGATTTGGTGGCAGTGCAACGGCATGAAAGTGAAGTTGCTGTTTGATGCGTCGACTGATGTGTTCTGCATCGAGCTTGGCGAAAACCAAAGCGGCTACCACGATTACACATCGTTTGGTGGGCTGACTAACAACGCCGGCAGTGGCAAGACGGGTGACATTATGTTCACTACTGTCGGGCACACTGCTGCAGATACCTACACTGTCGTACTTCAGGTCCGCAAAGAGTACTCCTGATGGCGACTACTAAGGATGTGCAGAGGCTTGCCAGTGGCCGCATCAAATATCGCGGCGAAACGTTTGCTGGTTATAACAAGCCAAAGCGCACTCCTGGCGGCAAGAAGAAGTCTGCTGTTCTTGCCAAGAAGGGGTCAGAAATTAAATTGGTTCGGTTTGGTGATCCTAACATGAGCATCAAAAAGGACCAGCCAGGGCGGCGGAAAAACTTTAGAGCGAGACACAACTGTGACACTGCTAAGGACAAATTTTCCGCGCGTTACTGGTCGTGCAAAGCCTGGTAAGGGGAGAAGAGCTATGCCTGGAAGAATGCCTAAACAACTCGCTAAATTTTTGCAGGATAAGAAGAAGAAGATGACCAAAAAGCCAGCCGCTAAAAAGATGAAGATGGGCGGCGCAGTGAAAAAGCCTGCTAAGATGAAAGCAGGTGGCATGGTGAAAAAGCCTAAGTACTGATGGCCCTCCTGACGGAGAATATACCCTTCAAAAGGGTGCTAATCCGTAAGGAGTACACTACTGCGAACAAGCGTGGGCATGGCGAATACCTTCAAGGTTTTGTTCATGCGGTGACTGCTTACATGGGTAGGCAATTAAGTTTCCAAGTTTGTTTCACAGAAGAGGGCCTTGGGGGTTACGGTTGGAGTCGTATGCCCCTGAGGGCTATTGTCACCAAAGAGTGTGAGGACGATTTTACTGATTACCAGATACAGCCTTGGGATTGCAGCTCGTTTGAGTTTTCTGTAGTTCGTTTTGATATGTTTGCAGATATGCCTATGTTTGCATTCATTGAAGGCATCAAGGTTCCAGGGCGTTATTGGTTTTCAGTCGATTATATGAACAGTATGTATGCGGATGACCATCGGCAGAATAAAATCACGCATCTGTGCTGTTTAGATACTGGGCATATCGTTGGCGTACCTAACAACAGATGTCAGCTTTATGATCCGGCGTTTTTTGCAGTAGGTGAAGATAGACCTGATTTTGAGCCGATGCACAGAGCGTTTAGCGCCGAAAGCGAGGAGTATCGCGACACAGATGAGGTTTTTGATAACCTTCATCGTCCACAAGATGAGTAAGTAGATGGCCTTTTCAGAATCAAAAAACTTTCAGTTAGATGTCGCTGATTACATTGAAGAGGCCTATGAGCGTTGTGGCGTGATACCACGCACCGGCTACGACCTTGACTCTGCAAAGCGTTCATTGAATATTTTGTTTGCTGATTGGGCCAACCGTGGCTTGAACAGGTGGACTATTGAACAAAAGACGCTGAAGCTGGCTGCGGGTGTAAATACTTACCCGCTAGGTGATCTCACAGCCACGGTAGCAGCGAGCGGTAGCTTTACCCTTGGCGAAACTGTTACAGGCGGCTCAAGCGCCGCTACAGCGCAGGTCACAGCGAAGCCTAGCAGTACACAGCTTACATTGACTGTGCCGTCTGGCACCTTTACAGCGAGCGAGACGCTTACTGGCGCGACGAGTGGTGCAACAACAACACTGTCTGCTGCCTTGAGCTTTGAAAACGTGCAGGCATCAATTGATGTGCTGTCAGGCGTATTGCGGCAAAGCACAGGTGCAACTACGCAAAGTGATACAACGTTGAACCGTATCAGCCGTGACCAATACCTGAACCTGACAAATAAGCTAACTCAAGCACAGCCGACGCAGTTTTACGTCGACCGTCAGATCACACCGCAGATACGGTTCTGGGCTACGCCAGACCAATCAAATGTGTACGAGTTTGTATATGATCGGCTTACCCGCATTGACGATGCTGATGATTATACAAACGATTCAGAAGTACCGTTTCGGTTCTATCCATGCCTGACAGCGGGGCTAGCATACTACCTTTCAATGAAGCGTAATCCGCAGCTTACGCAACTGCTCAAAGCACAATACGAGGAAGAGTTTGAGCGCGCAGCCGCAGAAGATAGAGACAGGGCCGGTTTGAGTTTGATTCCTGCTAAAGACTTTTACGGGTTCATCAACGTATGAGTACGCTGTTTGCCACAGGAAAGTTTGCGCTCGGTATCTGCGACCGTTGTGGTCAGCAGTACAAATACCTAGAGCTGCGCAAAGAGTGGAATGGCTTGAAGGTATGCCCGGAGTGTTATGAGGTAAAAGCGCCACAGCTTGAGCCGTTTGTGCCACCACCTGACCTTCAGGCTTTGTTTGAGCCACGTACAGACCGCAAAGAACCTGTAGTGGTGCCTGTAGGCGATGGTAAGATATTTCCTAGGCCAAGTGCAGCGCAGGGGCTTGCAGGGCTAACTTCCGTCGGCGTTGTTGCGGTGGTGATATCATGAGTTTTACATTCGCAGAGCTGAAAACAGCGGTGCAAGATTACACCGAAAACAACGAAACTACGTTTACAAATCAGCTAAACACATTCATCAAAAACGCAGAGCAGCGCATCTTTACAGAGGTGCAGCTATCTATCTTCCGCAAAAACGCCTTGGGTGCGTTTACAGCGAACCAAAAGTTTCTTGTGTTTCCAACAGACTTTTTGGCTGCTTTTTCGCTGACTGTGCTGAACAACTCACGCCAAGAGTTCTTGCTACGCAAAAATGTGACGTTCATACAAACAGTCAATCCAAACGGTGCAACTACAGGCACGCCAAAATACTATTCCCAGTATGACAATCGTAACTTGATTGTAGCGCCTACGCCTGACCAGGCGTACGAAACTGAGCTGCATTACTACTTCAAGCCTGACTCGCTGACCGTCCAAGGCGATAGTGGCACCACCTGGCTGAGCACAAATGCGCCGCTGGCGTTGTTGTACGCCACACTGTACGAAGCCTATACCTTCATGAAGGGCGAACCAGATGTGTTGCAGAACTATCAGGCGCGCTACGCTGAGGCCTTATCGCGTTTGAAAGAGTTTGGTGAGGCTGATGAAGTCACAGATGCATACAGGATGGGCCTGGTGATGAGGCAAAAAAGCTGATGTTTAGTGTAGAAGTTTCCGCCAACGTCGGGCCTGTAGGTGTAGCCACTACATCAAACAAAGGGCACTCGGTAGAAGATATCGCTGAGATGTGCCTGAACAAAATTGTACAGGTATCTGATTCTGCACCACCTGAGATACAGCAGCAGGCTAGGGCATATTGCGATACACTGCGGAATGTTTTAGTCTACTACATGAAACAGGCTGTCGCTTCGGATAGAACGACCCTTTATAATCTGCTCAAGCAGCAAGGCCATGATGACTTAGCAGAACTCATAAGGAGAATATAAATGGCTATCACGCAAGCGATGTGCACCTCGTTTAAGGTTGAGTTATTGAAAGGTGTGCACAACTTTACCAACAGCAGTGGCGATACCTTCAAGCTGGCGTTGTATACGAGCAGTGCAAACTTGGATGCTGCGACTACTGCTTACACTACCTCTAATGAAGTGAGTGGCAGCGGCTACAGCGCAAAAGGCGGCACGCTAACGAATGTGACGCCGACAAGCTCAAGCACAACTGCGTTGACTGATTTTGCTGACCTTACCTTCAGCACTGTCAGCATTACCGCACGAGGCGCGCTCAT